AACTCCAGCCTTCTTGTCTATAGTAAATGTTGGATTAATATTGGCTGTCTCTGTATTTAAACCATATCTAGCCCCTATTCCTGATCTGAATAAGTCGCTATCGTAGTTATTGACCTCTGGAGTTACATCCTCATCTATAACATCGTTAAGATAAATACTCCTTAAGCTTCCGTCTAGTCTTTGAGTGTCAATAGCAGAAGTCTCTGTATTTACATTATCACTAGCGTCATAAGTAAATGATGCAGTCGCCGTTTGAATATAAGAAACAGCAGATTGAACCTGTATGTTTTCCGTAAGATCTCTAACCACACCATCCTTAAACAAGGACAGTTTAACCCAATTTACATAATCGGATGGTAAAACAAATCTTAGGTCGTCATAAACGGTAAGCTCTAAAGATTTTATTTCTTTGAATGCATCATAATTTAATTCTTGTATACCTCGCTTTGCGTGAAATAATATTTTGTATCTATTCTCGTTATTAATTAAAGAATGATTTCCATCATACATCAATAGGAAGTTAGTCACTACATCAGCCAAGCTAACATACTGAGATGAACCCCAGTTTGAATCTGTAGGTGCAACTCCATCATTAGTGTAATATTTTTTTTGATCTATATATGCCATGCCTATTGCTGTTGATTTTCTATTTGTTCTTCCATTTGACCGAACTTAACTACGTCTCCCTCTCTGATTGACATCCCTGCATATTGTAATATCTTAGCTACTAAGTTATTACTGTCATCTATAGGTAACTCAAAGTCTCGATAATCTGTCTGACTCTGATCAAATAATGGATCACCATTAGATATAGTTGCGTAAGTCCATTTTGGATCTAAAGGGTATCTAATATATTGTGCCTGAATATCTCCCACTGTATTATATGTTACTGGAAATATAGATATATTATTACCCTCTTGAGTATACGCAGGATATGCTACAGACGGAGCTGTTAAAAGAGAGCTATTTAAAAGTGTTATTTTACTATTGCTTACTTGTTCAGCTTCCCCCTTGTAAATACCAGCGGAAGAACATAAAACTTTATTTAATAAATAATAATCTGATCCAGTACTAGCTGTAGTCGGGACAGAAAATACATTTAGTGCTATTTGCGCTAAAGGCGCTGTTACTGAAAAAGTATCTATTACTTCTTCTATTCCTTTTTTAATATCCGCATATTCAGTTCCTGAAACGCGAGAATTTTCTTTATTAATTTGTTGATTATATGAATAAAAATATTCGTCAAATATATCCAACTGAGCTTGCTTTGCAAAAAGGTTAAAATCTGATGGAGATATGTAACCGTAGTTGTTTTTATTTATAATCGCTAAAACTGTATTTCGTACAGAATTTATCATTGCTACTTATTTTAAACAAAGATAAGCAAAAAAAAAAGAGGTCAATTAAAATTGACCCCTCTTGTTTTTATGTATTAACTATATTAAAGTTAAGACCATGTTAATCCTGTTATTTCAATTGGAGGCGCTAATAAAGGAGCAGCATTAGTATAAGAAGTGCTCATTAAAGTTCCAAGCGCAGATATAAAGAAATTTTGGACTGCTACTCCAGATGCATCTGCTGCATGAGTAATAGTAACTTTATCAGCAGCCGCTGCTCCAGCATAAAAAAATGAAGTTTCGGTTGTTGAAGTTTGCTCAATAGACTCAACATTATTAGCGTTTAATAAGACTGGGACAGGAGCTCCTGTTTGTGGGTATAAAAAATATTTTATCATGATTATGAGATTACAACGTTAGAGATTACAGTTGGAGCGTCAGTAGTAATGTCTAGAACAGATTCTGACCATTTACTTTGAGCAACTTGAATTAATTGATTTTGAATATAGTTTATCATATTAAAACCACTATTCGTGTCTGCAGCATGAGTTAAAGTGATAGTGTCAAATGCTCCAGTAGTTAGATAATTAATTACAGTAGTAGTAAAACCTCCACCACCAGTAGAAACCATAACGAATTTATCGGCTGGCATTATAAGGTCGCCATTAGCACCTGTTCTTACTTTTAAAAATTTTGTCATCAGTTATAAATTTTAGATGTTAATAATGAACAAAGGTACAAAAAAAAAGCCAATAGAATTAGCGTGAAGCTTTCATCTATTGGCTGTAAGTAAGAATTAGCGTGAAGCTTTCATCTATTGGCTGTAGTAACAATACTTCAAATATATGGATAATATTTAAACCTACAAAGTTTTTATTTATTTTTTGCTAATTCTTTAAGATGCTTGTATGATTCCAATCCTTCATCTGACTGAAAGAAAGAGGCCGACATATATAAATGATCTTCTCCGTAAGGAACGTTAAGCATTTTCTTTTTGTTTGAAGGTGTATTAAACCACACTTCTTTTTGATTATTTCTTAATGTTAGTAAACTTTTATCGAAAAAAGCCTGAATAGTTGCGTTCATTTTTAACATAGGGTCTTTTAATAAAGTTAAAAAACCTCTAGGATCTGTTTTTGCAAATATTAAAATGTCTCTTCGTAATTCAGGCGTAGTAATTTTAGAAACATCACTACCGAATAATACTCTAGCTACATTCTCTACTTGATCTAATTCTAATTGTCTAGCTTCAATTAAAGCGTCAACTTCTAGATTTAAATCTTCAACTACTTCAGCAGCTTCTTTTGCTTTATCCACTTCAACGAAAAGACTTCCGTTCCCTGGGTGCAAAGATAAAAACTGTTGTAATACTTGATTATTTTTTGGAACATTTAAAAAACCATCATCAAAAACAATAGGCTCTAAAATAGCATTGTTATCTTGATCGTCTTGGAAAGGTGTTCTTTGATTTCTAGCATAACGTAAAGGACGATTAGTCCCTTCCTTTTCATCCCAATGTAGTAATGGAAATCTTTGAGTATGTCTAGATGCTAATATTAAAGATAAAGGTGGTGTTGCTCTTACTAGCTTGTACTGTTTGTCTACAAAAATTGTATTCTTTTTCATTATATATAATTTAGATTTAATTTAAAGTTTATAAAAATAATAGGGGCTTTTACACCCCTATTAAAAGGTAATCTACTATTCTTGAAATAAGAAGAAGTTGTTAGCACCTAAAGTACAAACAGCTCTTTCAGACAAGAAGTTAACTTGCATATTATCGATATCACTAGTAGCAGCGCCACCGGCAGATCCCGTAATCCAAGTCTTGTAACGTCTATCTTCTGTTTCAGAAGCTCTATAACGAACATGTAGGAAAGGTCGTTTAGCGTTTTTACCAAGAATTTGGTCATAAACACTAGTAGATCCTGCAGGAACAAGTAGTCCGTTTACACGTCCAGAATTAGCTCCAGTAGGAAGACCTCCACGCATTGTAGGATCGTTCAAATATTTCCAGTCAGTCTTATAGAAGTCATAACCTCTACGGAATCCTGTGAAACCTAAGTTCAATGCCATCTCTTGGTCATTGTCAAATAGACCGTATGAAGTACCACCAGCTCCGTAAGAGTTCTGTGCAGCCAACATATCATCTATATCAAATCCAAATTGACGATCAAGGAAAATAACATTCTCTTCGATAGCACCTTGCTTATCTAAACGAGCGATGATTGAATCAAAGTCAGATAAAGTAGTTGGGTTTCCACCATTCCAAATGTTACCACGTTGAGATACAGAGTAGAAAATACCATCTGACCCAGCTCCTTGAGCTCCAGCAGCAGCACCGTTACCTAATGCAGCGGCAGCACCACCGTTAAGTTCAGCAGGTACAGCTTCAATCATTGCAGTCTCCAAGTAGTCATCAAAACGTAGACGAGTTTCATGCTCAGATTTTAAATACCATAGGTATCCAGTTGCTCCGTCTTCAGTAGTAACTTCTACCCATCCAATTTGAGCCATATCTGATCCAGAAACAGTATACGTGTCTTTTAAGATGATAGGTTTGTTTTCAAAGATAAAGTCATTAGACTCAAGAGAACCAACCATTCCAGCAGTTCCTTTTCTAAATTCAGAACCGTAGATGAAAATAGTAACATCAGCGTTACCAACTCCAGTTCCAGCTGCGATTAATCCACCTGCTTCGTAAAAAGCAACAGTAAACTGTCCTGCGCCACCACCTGCATTGTTTACAGCAGTAACAACAGCTTTGTTCATTCCGCCACCATTGTTCTGAACAACAGCAATAGTTTGTCCGATTCGGACAACTTGCGCTGCAGTTGTAGGGTCAAGTACGTCATTCACTTGGAATGTAGCGTTGTCTGCGTTTATAACAGCAGCAGTTCCTACTTGAGTGTATTTAGTATGTAGTCTACCTTGTTCTGCCCATTTAATAAGGTCAGAATTTGTAGGCATCTCAGCACCTACTAAACGTAGGAATGAAGAGATAGTTCTGTTTCCATAACGTTCAAACTCTTTTTCATAAGTATCAGGTAGATACTGATTTAAGAAGTCGAAGTTAGTGATGTAATTCTCTGTCCCAGGAGTCCTTTCGGAACTCGGGGTTAGAGCGAAAGTCGGGGTTGTATTTACCGATCCAGCCATAATTTTTAATTTTTAAGTTCTTTTAATACTTTTGATTTTTAAACCCTTACTCGATGGTTGAGATAAAGATTTGATTTGCATTCCTCCCTTAGTAGAAACCTCCGGAGTTCTACGCTCTGACATGTTTATGTTTTTTGTTTTGCGTATTACATCTTCAGTTGCCTGCGATTTGCCTTGTTCAAAAAAGAACTGAGCAAACTTATCAGGATTCATTGCGATTGCTAAAGATCTATGGTATCCTTCTGCATCAGTTAAAAGTCCATTAGAGTCTACGTATTTATTTACAAAATTCATAGGCGTCTCTTGAGCTTTCTTTAATTCAGAAGCATTACCTGGAGAAAACATCACATCCTCGTTGTTCAATTTGAATTTAAAACCTTTAAACTCTGATCCAAATACTTCGTCACTTTTCTTGCCGAACCATTCACGTTTACGATTAGCTTCCTCTTGTTGAGATTTAGCGTTAGTTAAATATTGCCTGTACTCATTCAACTCTTCATTAGCTTCGTTAGAACTCACACTTGACTCAAGTGGTTGTTTGTATAACTCCTGCTGTTCATTAAAGAATCTCGTGGCTTTAGCAATAGCTTTTTTCTTTGCTAATTTAGTTTTCTTAATAACCGATTCATCATCTAGGTCTTCGTCATAAGAATAATCCTCCATCATGGATTCAATATCCTCTGCATCTAAACCTTCCTCTGTAAGTGTTAAGTACTCTTTTAGCAAAGAATCAGGATTCATTTCAGTGTAATCTTGTTGTAATTTAACAAAATCACTGATACCTCGTCCTGTTTCTTTTTTATATTTAAAGTAAGCGGCTACATCTTCAGGCAATTCCTCCGCCTCTTGTCTAGCCTCCATTAACTCCTCAATAGAATTAACTTCCTTACCGTATCTATTTCCTATATATGAAAGAACATCTTCCTCTTTTAGCTCGTAATCACTCTTAATAGAGTCATCACTCTCCAATACAGGTTCTTCTACTATTTCCTTCTGCTCAGAAGAATCTTCTAAATCAACTTTTTCATTTAAATTATCATCACTTGAAACATTTGAGAATTGCTCCTCATGCTTTTCAAGTAACTCTTGCTCAATTTCTTGTGAAGATTTTGATTCAACTTCTGTTACTTCTCTTACTTTTATATCCATTTGATTTAATTTAAGTTACAAATTTACGGAAAATATAAAGACACTTTTCTACCTCGGAGAAAACTCAGCCAGATCAAAACCATCTAAAGAGTCTTCGTTAGACTCAAAACTTTTTGGAGGTAAATTGTTCTTTCTTTGATTAATCAACTGTGATTGCTCTGTATTTTGCTGACTGATTCTATCTTTTTTTGCACCCTCTCTAGAAGACTCTCTTTCAGCTAACGCTCCAGCGGTCATACCTTGAAGTTGAAGGTTATAGTTGAACTCTTGTCGCATTAATTCAGATTTAAGTTGAGCCTCGGCTTTAGTTCTTTCTATTTCAAAAGCAATTTCAGCCTGCTTATACTTCATCTTAGATTGAGTCTCTAGATCTATTTTTTGAATTGCAATCTGTCCAGCCATTTGTTGAGACTGTAGTTGTTGTTGAGCTAGGATTGCCTGTTTCTTGGTTTCTCTCTTCTGATCCATATCCTGTTTACCCTTACGTTTTACTTTCAGTAACTGATTGGCTAACTTTAGATTTCTTATTTCTCTAATATCAATAGCGTCTTCGAGATTTATGTCCCCCTTAGATAATGCCATCTGAATATTCTGCTCAAGTAAAGCTTTCTGCTCTTCATCTGGAGACAGTTCAATAAATATACCAAAGTCATATATATACAACTCGGAGATCTCCCCAAGAATACTTACATTGTATTTGCCTATTTTATTTATAAAGTCTTCTTTGAAGTCTGAGTACTGTAATATATCAGCAACCCTGTAGGTTAATGCCTCGGCTAATGTTCTGTACATATAAAGACTACTCTCTAGTATGTGTCTAGTAGCTGTGTTGGAACTCAATGCAGCTAATTTCTGAACGCCAACTAAAGCATCAGAGTTAGGGGAAGAACCGTCTCTGGCTTCATTTAAGCCTGTTACAGCCCTTATCATTCCTAAGTAGTGGTTATAGTTACCTATAAGCATTTGTGTCTTAGAAGCGCCTGAATTGGACGTGAGCTGTTGTATTGGAACTTTACCTTGATTATAATCCCCTTCTTGAGTGTAACTTCTACCTATCACACTACCTGTTTGGAAGTACAATCTTAAAGCGTCCTCTGGGTTGTAAGCAGCTCCTGTACCCAAATCCACCTCATTCAATCCGTCAGCATCTATGTAAACTCCATCAGGAACTACCTTAGCAATAACTTGTTGTAATTTTAAATGAGTCATCTGAATTAAATCAGCAAAAGGGATCATACGTCTAACTAAAGACTCAATGTTACCCTTGTACATTCTAGGCGCTGTCGCCACATAATTAGGAATGGCGTGTTGTGAAGATGACTTAGGACGAACCATGTTTTCTGCCAACTCCCACTTAAGGAGTATATTAGTTCCCATAACCATAACACCATCATACCAAACGTCAATAGTTTTTTCGATCTTTTCGAAGTTTCCTTCTTCGATCATTTCCTCAGGAGGATTAAAAGTGTCGTCCTTTTCTATCATTCTAGAAGCGCCACCCTCTAATTTTTTCTTTTTATAAACTATCTTCTTAGTAGACTTGTAATTGAAATACATCAATGTACAGCTGTCTCTATAAAAAATATCATTCTCTTGAAATTGAGCAGTATTGTAATAATCATACCAACTCTGGCTATATTGAGATATAGTTTCTAAATCATCGTTAGTTAAAGTGGTATCGATCTTAGTGAGTTCAGTAAGAGGTACTGTTTTTATTTCGCCCCAGTAAAAGCAATCTTTAAAAGTAGGGTCTTCAGTGTAGCTATAAATAACATTAGCAGGGTCTACATAAGAAACCTCAACACCAGAACCAGGTAGAAACTCATGCTTTGCAACACTCATCCCTATAACCATTTGATCGTAGTCTAATCTTTTACGTATATCAACATAATGACTTTCAGCAAACATAGTATCAATAGCTTCTTCTTCTGCTATTTCTATAGCTGGCTTATAATTTAAGTTCATATATAAAGAAAGCTCCTCGTCAGTTGCAGGCAATTCATCTGAATTCATAATAAAAGGATCAAACCCAGACTTGTCCTGTATCGTCTGAAGGACATCTTTTGCAGCCATCTGACCTTCTATCATCTCCTGATACTTGCTTCTCTTAGATTGAGATAAAGCATCTTGAGCGTAAACATTAACCTTGAAAATCCTGTCGGCCATTCCGTTAACCACAATATCCACAAACTTTGGAATTATAGGTACAGGAGTCCAGTCTAAATTTAAATAAGAAAGATCACCGTCAACAGCTAGTTCGTTTTTATACTTAGCCACGGACTGTTCGCCTCTAGCGTAAAGCCTTAATCTATTGAAATCTCTCCACTGACTGTAATATCTACAGCCTCCAGAGTCCTTTCTAAACCATTCATACTGTATTGCTTGTCCTATCTGTAATCCAAACTCTTCAGTTGCCTTCTCAGCATCTGATACAAATTGACTTGGAAACCCTACAGATGAAATATTTACGTTAACTTCTTTCATCTAATTAATTCGCTTAAAGATCCTTTATTATTATACTTTGCAAAGTTAAGACTTATTTTGGATTGTTTTTGTTCAGGTAGATACACGCTTTTTTGATTAGCCATTATAGCCAAGCCTGAACTTATACTCGCATCAAATTTAGTCCTATTATTAATATCAAATTTTGCCCAATCCTCTAGAGTTCTTTCGAAGTACATAGAACCCATCTCGTCAGGGTCTCTATATACAGCCTCCAAGTCTATTCCTACATGCTTCTCTATGTAAGACTCTATAGCTGCAGCGTGAGATTGCTTAACATCTTCAGATGTATTCGGTATTCCCCCCAACTCACGTTCTGTTTTAGATAACTTATTGTAATGCTTATCGGGTCTATTCATGCACATACCCCTGTACCCTCTATTTTTAAAATGATACAAAAGTCTAGGTTTGTTGTTTTCTACAAGAATAGGCATTCCGTAAAATATACAAGCCATCAATACCTCTTCAAAGAATATTTCAGCGGTTTGAGGTCTAGCTACATACTCTAAGAAGAACTCACTACTCGGAGCATCATCCATGTTAAACTTAGTCATTCCGTGCAAAGCACCATTCGACCCCCTGCCTCCAACTGTTCCAGATATATCGTAAGAGTCACAACCAAAAGCGCCCACATGCTCGTTCCCTGGATAGTAAACACCATTCTTAGAATACACATTATTGTTCATTCCCTTCTTGGGAGTCCATGATACTTTAAATCTACCTCTAGAATCTGGAGTCCATATAACCTCACTATCTTTTACACCATCCCTCCAATAAAATCTGCCCCTTGTAACGTGATGCTCCATTATTAAAGAATCATTATAATCTATTTGTTGATATATTTTAGTTAGATTAAATAAAGAAGATTTACTTTCATCTCTAAACGCATGAGACTCTGTTCTTGGAAATTGTCTGTAGAATTCATTTAACGCGTCTGCATCTTTTTTCAAAGACTCTACTTCAGCATCCCAATAATCTATTGCCCCATTCTTTATCATCTCGCCGTCCACTCCTCTCACTGATTTTTCAGGTTTTCGAAACACCGGCATTCCATAAAGATCTATAAATCCCTCCATATTCCATTCCATAGGAATAAATAGCGAGTACATTCCGCTTTTAGTTTGACCATTAGCATTGCGATCTTTAGGGTTAGAATCCTCATAAAGTTTCTTAAAATTATCACCACCCTTACTCAAAGCATTTGAAGTAGAGCCCATTAAACATTTGCCGATTATTTTACTACCCAGCCTCAAACATGTCTTTGTTACTCTCCAGTTGTTTAAAATATTGTTAGGTTTAACCCACTTGCCACTCTCATCATGTACAAGAAGAAGTAGCTTCTCCCCATCATAGGAGTTATCATCTGTATTCTTCCAGTCAATAGTTGTGTCTAAGCCGTAAAGCTCATCGTTAACCGTATCATACATATTTTTCTTGGTTATCTTAGATGCAGGAATCCTAAAAGCTAACTCTGTCTTAGGCTTGTCCATACCATCCTGTATCGGCTTAAAGAAAAAGGGAAGTCTAGTAGATATAGGAACAACCTTATCAGTAAACATTTTCTTAGCATCTGATCCAGTCTTAGATAGTATACCTACCCTGGAATCCTTGGCTAAAGATCCTGTGTTTACACATTCAGAAGAACCCATAAAAGAAAATCCTGATCGTCTTATCTTTAAATAGTCCATTCCGAAACACCTATTATCAGCCTTACATGCTTCCCAGTACAAAAAGAAAACTCGATTAGCTTCTCTAAAGTCAGGATAACCTATATCAATACTAGTCCATTGAAGATACATGTAATGAGAACCTGTTATATAGGTAGGAGTTCCATTATTGTAAAACCAGAAACCTAGTTCTCTATTATCAAACTCTCCCTCAATATAATCAACCCAGTTTGATTTAAAATTATCTGGCATTTCATTCCATTGAAATATAGAAGACATTCTGGTTAGTTCTTTTGGCAAAGGATGTCTTTCCCAATGCTGAGATTCCTTCTTTTTACTTCTGCTATATATTTGCTTTGGTAGTTTAGGTAGGGCTATACGTAAATTATTGACAGATATAATACTATCTATTTCTCCGGTTTTAGATATAACAACAACATCATATTTCTCGTTGTAACCATACACCCAAGTTTTAGCTGTGTTTTTTTTCTTCAACACTTGCTTAGGTATCCAATCGCTTACTTCGTGATATAGTTTATTTTGATCTTCTTTCTGCAAAACCTTGTTTTGTTTTAGGTGTTCCTGTATTTGCAGACAAGTCTAAATTATCTTGTTCTGCATCAATTTTATTTAAAATATCAAACGCATCGAAAATAGCCAGCTTCTTAGTTGCAGCAGCATTTTTCAATCTATCTGCAGCAAGCTCATCCTCTGGGTCATGTTTTATTATATCCTCTCTAGCAACCTTAATAAGCTGCTCAACAGCTTTTCTTCCTGCACTTATTATTTGTATTTTTAATTCGTCTGACTTCATATGTGTTTATAATAATGCAGTTATCTGGTGGTCATACATTCTGTATAATTTCTCTCCATCTACCTCAAACTCATATTCACTATCAGGTTTAAATGTAATCTTATCTCCGCTATTAACGCCTTGAGATTTTAAATAATTATTTGCATATTTAACTAACCCAACCAAGGGTTCGTCCTTGAAGTTCTTGTATAAAAAAGATTCCTCTTTAGCAACAGGCTTTATAAAGCAATACCTATCATGGCAGTGCCAATCTCCGTTTTGTTTATACATATAAAACTGATCGTCTTCAATAAAAAATAAATCATCTTTAAAGAAACTTCTTCCGCTTCTTTGCCTTCCCTTCATGTCATTGTAGTACTTAAATACATTGTGATGAACTAATAACTCATCTCCAGGTTTTATAGGTCCTGCGTAATCAATAGGAGTTGACTCAACGATTCCTATCCTATTTGAAGCCATGTGATTCTCTTCAGAAGTACTAGTTATAAATTCTGTTCCAGATAACTCTTTTGTGTTATTGTACCGCTTACCTTCTAAAGGTTTTACGATAAAGAAAAAAGGAGATCTCATAATTATGAACCACAACCCTCACAATCTATAGAAGAATCTGTAGGTTTTATATCATTAAGTATCATTTCAATATTGTGAATTCTATCTTGAATCTCAAGAGATTCCATCCAATCGGATGTTTGTTTTTTCTTCTCAACTAAAACATTAAACTCGTTTAATAATTCGTCTCTATTCATATACTAAAAATTAATGTTATATTCTATAGATACAGGCATAGGAGAATTGAACTCCTTCCATAAAAGAATCTCATCTTCTTTTTGTATCCAAATTTTTATAGTATTAGTTTCAGGATCACTCTTTATTAAGTGTATAAAGTATTTACCTCCCAAAACTTCTTGACCAACCAAGTAGTGCATTGCACTAGACTTATAGTCTGGGCCTATTGATATTTTTCTTATATCCATCGTATTTGATTTAATTGCAATACAAAGATATAAATTATTTACCTGCGGTTTATTTCAGACTAATGGTGCTTATTGTTACCCATAACCTTCTCGTATGACCTGCCGCCAAAATATCCTGCAAAGACCACAAATAAAAGTTCTTTTACTACTGACAAGTTTTCCAATTGATAAGCCCATCCAACAACAAAAGATACTGTAAGGAAGGCGAGTGTCAGTGGCCTAATATTACTAGGCAGCCAATCGCTTTGTGAATCGGCTACCCATCTTTTTGTAATGCCATCGAACTCATGAATCTCTTGCTCCAACTTCTTAAGCGCAATATCCTTGTCAGCTAAAGACATATCAGACCCCCCTATAAGTGCCTTTATAACGCTTCCTACTGGACTATCTCCAGCGAGTGACCCTACAACACTAGGAATCTTATTCAGTAAGAACTGACCGACCTTAGTGTCTTTAAACTTTTTTTTACTCATAACTTAAAGTATTTCCTGCGGTTCTAGTATAACCAAACTGCTGGGTTTTTTTCAGGATCGTTGTCGCAATGTATAAATGTGTTTGCAATTCCGATTCTTTTAAATCCTGATTTAATGAGTGCATTAAGTATTTTTTCTCTTTCTGAGGAATTGTTGCAATGAATATCTGCTGCGTATCCAAATAAATGGGAGCTGTTGATTTTTCCACCGCAAGACTCATTATGAATTTTTGTTCTAAACCCACTATTAATCTTAAAAGAAATACCAGCCATACTGCGAGCATCATCAAGCATTTGAAGGAATGGGTCGTACATATACTTACCACTACCCTTTTCATCAGGAGAATCAAATTCTGATAATTCAAAATGTAACATATTATTTTTTATTTTTAAGCTCAAAAATTGAATCAAACGCTAAAGTTCCAGCTAATGAAAGCTTATCTATAATATCAGATTGAAGTGTAATTATCTGGGCCTCATAAGCATCTTTTTGCTGAACTAATGTTTCGATATGTTTTTGTTGACTCTCAACTTTTGCCTGTAACTGAGCCTCTGTTTCGGGTGATTTACCCAATATAGAGTAAATTACCACAGCTAAACTAGCTGTTAAAGTTCCCACTATTGACACGAAAATATCTTTGTTTTCCAAAGGTATTGAATTATTAGCCAAATACATAAGAAGCAATATTACTACTATAAAAATTCCTGCCGCTCCGCAGTAGTGTATTAAATCTTTTTTCTTCATTTATTTAACTTCTTGTATATATTAATACTTGTATATATTATAGTTAAAATTAACACTATCGTTTGAAGTATAGGGTTAAACTCATTTACAACACTAAAAAGCATCGCTCCAATATTCAATCCGTATATCTTCAAATCCTGCATACCTTTTTATTATAATGTTGGTTTTGTGTCTGGAAAGTCAGATGTTGAAGGCCA